TTTAAACTCTAAGGCTACGATTGTCGCCTACGTCAGCATGGATACACGCGACTACGATGACATCAAGCAGGGCGACCTCGTATCTTACAAACCCCAGTGGACGCTACCTAAAGGACTAGGTCGCGTAAAGGTGCTACACCAAGCTGCCGCTAAAGATTCTGGTGGCTGGATCATGTCCGGTCTGAACAACAAACACTTTGAGAACCGTCACCGCGTAACCGAGAGCAACTACTACGGCGTGGCTAAGAACATTTACCTTTGGCCGCTAAGTGAAAAATGACAACGACAAGAACACTCCTAGCGGTATTCCTGTTGACAATGGCAGGTTGTCAGATGGCGCAATGGCGTGTATTACAGGCTAAGATTGACCCTAAGCTGACAGAGAAGCCAGCCGAGCAAATAGAAGCCGAGAGACAAGGCGCACAGTTTATCCGCGACAAATCCAGCGCACCAGAGGTTGATGTTGTGGAACAGCTCAAGGTTATTCACGCCGTCGCTGTGCCGCTTTCTAGCTCTCTGGGGACTCCCGAAGAGCCAAAGAGGGGTGTTACCCCTCATGAGACGATAAAAGCCCTTCAGAGGGGCTTAATGGCCCAGCAAAGGCGCACTGAGCAATGGAAGGCTTTCGCCATTAAGCACGCAGGTGCAGAAATAGAGGGAACTGGCTTCAATTTGGCTGGCCCTGCTGGACTATTTGCCTTCGCAGCAGTCATTGCTTTATGCGTTTTAGTGCCACCGATTGGCTATATGTTGCTTAGGATGCTGCCCGTGTTGTGGGGATTCTTCCGCAAAACAACTAATGCCGTTGCCGAGTTTGCCGAGAAACGACCTGATGCTGCCAACGATCTAGCCGTCACCCTTCGCGGCAATCTTGATTCTAGTCACAAACGGCTAGTTAAATCAAAAGCCCTTAAAGTCATTCATTCAGATGCCTGACCATTACGACCCACATTCCAATAGTGCAATGTTTGCCACCCTCCTAGAAAAGCTGGAGAACATTAAGCAAACAGTCGATGAGACTAAAATAGAGGTCAAGAAGACTAATGGGCGCGTTTCGACACTAGAAAACTGGAAAGCAACCAGCCAAGCTAAGGCTGGAGTCATCGCCGCTGTTGTTACCACCGTCATCTCAATCATGATATGGATAGGGAAAACATTTGTTAGCTAAATCTTTGTTAAACTAAGGTATGCCAAGATACTCCAAATACGGAAACAATGATTCGGTTATAGCAGAAGAGGGTGATCGCGGATTCTTCCGCATGAATCAGCGTCTCCGTCCCGATCAGTTGCAGCCAGGAGAGCTAGTCCTGTCCCAGAATGGGCGCATGGGAATTGACGGTGCATGGCAAGTCCGCAAGGGTATCGATCAATTTGGCCCAGTGGTGGCATCAGGAACAGACGCTCTCACGCTTCCCTTTTACCTGTATGCTGATACTATTCCTTCTTCCGTTACTACGGGTAGCAATCTTATTACGGTCAATTTCGCTGCACCGGAAGTGTTCTATGACGGAACTATCGTTAATGTATCGGGCATCACCGGAGTTACCCCAGACCCTAACGGGAACAGAACCATCACAGTAACGGGCGGAATAGATGGAGCCGTAACGCAATTTACTTACCCTTTGACTGGCTCCTCTGGCACGGCGGCTGGAACTATCGTCATTGGCACAGGCGAGCTTATAGCAGATACCAACAAGGTGTATGGGTCGTGCATATTCAGCGATGCCGCGACTGCCAACACCGAATATATCCTGCTCGTTCAGAACTCGTCTTGTATTGCCGTAAAGGTTGCGGACGCTACAACAACGACAATTACCTACCCAGCCTCGACTACGATTACGTCCGCTGTGGATGTTAAGCAATTTGCCAACAAGGTTTATATCTTCATTGATGGGTCTACCGCGCTAGAGTGGGACGGAGACATAGGAGGAGGATTGGCCTTTACTCTGGTAGCCAATGGAAATTACACCCAGCCTAGCGTATTTACTTCGTCTGGTAATACGGCTGGCACCGCTGGCGTAGTAACAGTAACAGAAACCGCACACGGATTAGTTGTTGGCAAAAAGGTTATTATTAATGACGCAGGAACTACGCCGCTCACGGTGGGAGATTCCTATACGGTAGCCACTGTTCCTACGGCAAACACGTTTACGTTTTTTGCAAACGTAGATGATTTTTCCTCTCATTCAGTAGTTCTAGGTGTAAGCCAATCGGTAGGGCTGGGCTTTACCCATATGCCGTGTCCTCCTTGGGCCGTATATCATCAACGCCGCCTTTGGATGCCGTTTAACTACGTCTCTAGCGGATCCTCTGGTAGTCCTACAATTACAGACAGAGATGTGCGTGACGAGATTATCGCCTCAGACATCTTTGATGCTGATACTTACGACCAGATTGAAAACCAGTTCAAGATGGCCTCTGGTTCGGCAGACTACATTGTAGCCATGCAGCCCTTTGCGGACGATAACATTCTTGTCCTGTGCCGTAACAGCATCCACATCATTGCTGGCATATCTGGCTCCCTAGAAGATACCGTAGTAAAGGAAATCACTCGTGAGGTAGGATGTGTATCTCGTAAGTCTATTGCCCAAATTGGCAATCAAATCTACTTTCTCTCGGATAACGGCGTTTACAGCGTAGACTTTGGCGACCTTTACAACCTTCGTGGCTCTAGCGTCCCACTCTCTGAGGCTATCCAGCCGCTCATTGACCGCATCAATTCCGACTACGCCAAGAACTCGGTCGGCATCTACCACGACAATCGCTATTGGATATTCATACCTCTAGACTCTTCAACGCTGAACAATGCTTGCTTTGTTTACAATATGCTAAACCAAGGATGGGAGTCTCTGGACATCATTGAGGTGAACGGTTGGGACGTTGATAATGTCCTAAGAACCTCTGCTGGCGGCATTAACAAACTTTACACCATCAACTCGTTTGGCGGGATTCATATTATCGACTCCCGTGTAGATGACGTTGACAACTTGCTGACTCAGCCTGGCGGGGTTGCAACCAGCTACAACATCAACTCGTCTATGAAGACGCGCCTCTTCACGCAAGGTGTTATGGACAAAAAGAGATGGAATGCGTTTGATATACACATGGAAAGCACCAGCACAAACACATCAGACGCAACTCTCTCCTTCGAGACAGAGAACCCAGACAGCACGAATACGCTCGATTCTGTGTCGGCGTTGCTTGATGGAGTCCTACCTATATCCGAGGATGCGGCAGTTGAGGGCAGAATCGGGAACAAAAGAGGCTACGGTGGGCAGTTCACCATCACGCCAACTCAAGGAAGACCAAAGGTAAGAATGATTAAGGTAACTTCTCAGCTTACTGACAAGGCTATTTCCTCTAAACAATAATGCTAGAATAGTTAAAGACCATGGCAATTTTATCTACAGGAAATTCCTTCTCGACAGGCGATCAAATAACCGCCGCTACCCTCAATGCTGCCACGAACTCTGCTACGTTTGCAAGCGGAGCCGTTGACGACAGCACAACGCAGCTTTCTGGCGGTGCTGTTATCGTGAAGGATGGCGGTATTACGCCAGCCAAGTTGTCTGCGACTACGGGAACTGGGGATGTAGTCAGATCTAATACGCCTACGCTAGTAACGCCCGTCTTGGGTGCAGCTACGGGAACATCTGTTACGGTCACAGGTGCTATCTCTGGTGCTGGCATTACGGCAAGTGCAAACATAGAGATGGGTGACAACCTGGCCACATCCAAGCTAAACATCGGCTCATTTGGGTCTTATTTGGGAAGAGAAAGCTCGACTGGTGCGACAACCCTCAACTCAGAGCAAAACGAATATCGGATAAAAACAGCAGGTAACGTAAAGTGGCGATTAGATAGCAGCGGAAACACCTATCAAGGAACCACTGCTGCTGTTGGAACAAATGGCGCAAACGTTATGGTGATTGGTAACGGAACCGCCCCCACCACCAGCCCTGCTGGAATAGGACAACTTTATGTCGAGTCCGGCGCTCTTTATTATAGAGGCACAAGCGGAACCGTAACCCCAATCGCTAGTGCTTAATGGGAGCCTTACGCGATGCTATTGAATTATACGGATCAGATTTTAGTAGGGTTCATGGTCTTTATTTGGAGCATGGCTTTTGTTATTCAGAGCCTAAGATGCTTGCTTTGGCTCGACCCTGTAATTCAGAAGACTATCAAAAATGGATTCCTTTACATGAAGCAGATGCTTGGTGGGTTGAACTGGTTATTGGCCCTAACGCTATGGGAACACTATACTCAAAACTGCCTTTCGAGCTTAAAAGCATTGGGTGGGCGCGTGAGTTCAACGGCAAACCAGAACCAAGGTTCTACAACTTTGACAGACTTAAATCAATCTTAATCAGGTAAAATCATGGGATCTAAAGTTACAATGCCACCCGCGCCTCCGCCGCCACAACCTGTTGATCCAGGTAAGGCTGCGCTTGATTACACACGCTCAATGGCAGACCCTGGGCTGCAGCAGTTATTGCTG